CTTAAGTATGAGAAAATACAAGACGGAGATAAAATTAAATTTTTATATTTAAAAGAACCTAATAGTTTACATGAAAACACTATTGCATTTATTACAAAACTCCCTCATGAGTTTAAGTTAAATCAATATGTAGATTATGATACGATATTTCAAAAGGCATTTGTAGATCCTTTAGAAAATATTATAAAACCTATTGGTTGGAACACAGAACCACAAGCAACATTGGAGGATTTATTCGGATGAAAACAAAAGACGAAAGAGATAGCCACTTTATATACAGTATATGGAAAAGTGGTTTTAGAGTAGGAGGTTGTGCAATTGCATTTGTAATTATGGAACCTTGGGCATGGCAAGTATTTTTAGCATCATTTTTTGTTGCTGAAATTTTAGGAATTATTGAGGAGCTATAATGGGAACACACGCATGGAGAAAGAAAGGTATTACTGCTAGAAGGGAAGGTGCTTTAAAAAGATTAAAAGCATCAAAATTCACACCTAAAATTATTAAGGGTAAAGAACGAAATGAAAAGAACTGGACAAAGAAGAAGGAAGAACAGATCGAGGTTCTCGAATCAAGACTCAGAATTTCAGAAAGATCGTATTAAATTTCAAAGGAAAAAACTAGAAGATCAACAAAAACAATTAGAAGAACAATGGCAAAAAATACAAAAATTGCAATCATCGGATACGGATTTGTAGGTAAAGCTACAGAGTATTTAATTGAGGAACATCTAGATGATGACTATGATATTTATCTTCATGATCCTTACCTTAGGGTTGATTATACAATTGATAATTGGGCAGAAATAGATTATGCTTTTATTTGTGTTCCAACTAACCTAAAGCACGGAAAATTAGATACAAGTATTATAGATAATATACTATCAAATCTTTATATAGGAGTTATACCTATAATTAGAAGTACGATAGGACCTGATCAATGTATGAAATACGCTAATAAAGGTTGTATTATTATGCCAGAGTTTTTAAGAGAAAACCATTGGAAAGAAGATGTGGACGATCCAAATATAGATATCCTTATAGGGCATTACAATCATGATGATTTTGTTGATATGATGTCTAGGGGAAATAAATTTGTGAAGCCGGTTACACCTATGCAGGCAAGTGCTATAAAATTATTTAGAAATGCTGCACTAGCAGTTAAAGTAGGATTAGCAAATGACTTCCAAAATATATGTGAAGCGTATGATATCAAATATGATGCTATACAAGAGTTTTTAGAGAACGATGAGAACTTAGGTGGCACACATTGGGCTGTCCCAGGCCCAGACGGAAAGGTTGGATTTGGTGGAACTTGTTTACCAAAAGATTTGACTCATGCTTCTGGATTGTGCTATACTGATTTTAATATAATGAATACGGCCTTAAGGGCTAATAAGGATAGGAGAGATAATGAGTGATAAATTATTAGAAAGGATAAAGAAAAATTCGTCTATACGAGAAACTGATATCCTAACAGATTCTAAATTCTTTGGAGATAAGGATCTGATACAAACATCAGTACCAGCAGTTAATGTTGCCTTAAGTGGCAAATTAGATGGCGGACTGACACCAGGACTTACAGTTTTTGCAGGTCCTAGTAAACATTTTAAAACAGCATTTGCTATGTTATTGGCTAAAGCATTCCAAGAAAAATATAATGATGGTGTTATTTTATTTTATGATAGTGAGTTTGGAGCACCTCAAGCATATTTCGAGACATTTGATATTGACACAAATAGAGTAGTACATAGCCCTATTTCAGATATTGAACAATTAAAACATGATATTATGCAACAGTTAAATGGAGTTGAAAGAGACGATCATATTATGATTATTGTAGACTCTGTTGGTAACTTAGCTTCTAAGAAAGAAGTAGAAGATGCTTTAGAAGGCAAAAGTGTTGCTGATATGACAAGAGCCAAACAAATGAAGTCATTGTTTAGAATGGTTACTCCTCATTTAACTATTAAAGATATACCTGCTATTGTAGTTAACCACACATATAAAGAGATAGGATTGTTTCCTAAAGATGTGGTTAGTGGTGGCACAGGTATTTACTATTCTGCAGATAATATTTTTATTATTGGTAGAAGGCAACAAAAAACAGGACAAGAAGTTACAGGTTATGAATTTGTAATTAATGTAGAGAAGTCTAGGTTTGTTAGAGAAAAATCTAAGATACCTGTAGAAGTTACCTGGGAAGATGGTATAAGTAAATGGTCTGGATTATTAGACATGGGTCTTGAATCTGGATTTGTAATCAAACCTACAGTAGGCTGGTATCAGGCAATTGATCCTGAAACAGGTGAAGTAGCAGACATTAAACATAGAGCTAAGGATCTCGGTAAAGAGTTTTGGCTCCCCATATTATCTGATAAAAGATTTTCAGACTGGGTGCAACAAAGATATACAATCGGTTCAGTCGAGATGATGGGAGAAGAAGTATCAGATGACGATATTCAACAAGAATACGAAAAAGTGTAAGTGTGATCGTTGCGGTAGCGTAATAAAGAAAAACGATAAGTCTTATTGTTTTCATAGTACAGAAGAAGAAGTTTATATTTGCATGCCTTGTGTAAGAGATGTATATAATGAGTATGTAAAGTTTAATGGTGATGGAATATTAAAGGAAATGGAAAATCCAATTGAAGAATAGAATTGAACAAGTTATATTAGAAAACCTAATAAAGGATGATCAGTATGTTAGGAAAGTAATTCCTTTTCTAAAACCTGATTACTTTATGCAGTATGAAGACAAAAAAGTATTTGATATAATACATGACTTTGTAGAAAAATATAATAACCCACCTAGTAAACAGGCAATAATCCTAGCAATTAATGAAGACACATCTTTGAATGAAGATAGTCATGCTAAATGTATGGAAGTTATTAATACATTAAATGGCGAAGAAGTTAATAGGGATTGGCTGGTAGATGAAACAGAAAAGTTCTGTAAAGATAAAGCTCTATATTTAGGAGTAATGGAAAGTATCCAGATCATAGATGGCAAGAAGAAGGATATGTCTACAGATGCTTTACCTAGTATTTTGTCTGAGGCATTGAGTGTAGGATTTGATACAAATATTGGACATGATTTTATAGAAGATGCTGAAAAACGATATGACTTCTATCATAGGTTAGAAGAAAAGGTAGAGTTTGATTTAGACATGTTTAATAAAATAACAGAGGGTGGTTTATCTAATAAGACATTAAATATAGCACTAGCAGGCACTGGTGTAGGTAAGTCCCTGTTTATGTGTCATATGGCATCAGCAGCAATCTCTAAGGGTAAAAATGTGCTATATATTACCCTAGAAATGTCAGAAGAAAGAATAGCAGAGAGAATAGATGCTAACCTAATGAATATACCTATACAAGAGTTAACTGATTTATCTAAGGCAATGTATGATGATAGAATTAGAAAGATAAACGATAAAATTGAAGGTAGACTTATTGTTAAAGAATATCCTACAGCATCTGCACACGCAGGACATTTTAAAGCATTAATAAATGAATTGAAATTAAAAAGAAGTTTCTTTCCTGACATCATATTCATAGACTATTTGAATATATGTACAAGCTCTAGATTTAGAGCAGGAAGTAGCGCTAACTCTTATACAATTATTAAGAGTATTGCAGAAGAATTGAGAGGGTTAGCAGTAGAACAAGATGTTCCTATTGTTAGTGCTACTCAAACAACAAGAGGTGGTTATGATAATAGTGATATTTCATTAACAGATACCTCAGAAAGTTTTGGTCTTCCAGCAACAGCAGACTTAATGTTTGCTATCATTAGTACAGAAGAACTAGAACAACTAGGACAGTTTATGATTAAACAGTTGAAAAACAGATATGCTGATCCTACAAGAAATAAAAGATTTATGATAGGCGTTGATAGAGCTAAGATGAAATTATTTGATCTAGATCCTTCAGCACAAACTCAACTTACTGATTCAAATATAGATATACCTGTATTTGATAGTGGACAGACGGAAAATAAGTATGACGACTTTAAATTTTAATGACATTGAATGGGAAGTCTTAGACACTCTTGTTGCTAAAAGATTTTCTAAATTTTTTAAAGAACACGAATTATCATCTAAAGAAATATTCTTTATGGGAGAGTCTGAACAACAAATAAAAGATGAGATAGACAAAGTATCTTATATGTTAGGTATTGAACCTACTGAAGACATGAATAAACTTCATGATATATTTGCAGACAATGAACACCCAGATGAAGAACAAAGTAGATTAAATAATCTTATTCATTACCATGAATTAGTTGAACATGGTTTTCCTCCTCGATGGGGATATATGTTTGGAGACGATAATGCTAAAATGGAATTGTTTCCTGCAGACTATGAAGAATTCACATTAACAAGAGAGTTTGGAACTCTTTATATTAATTATTCTCATGTAGGAAAACATTTTGCTGAGATAGTTTTTTCTAATGATTTTGATATTAAGAAAGAACAATATCGTCCTCAGGAATATGCACGACCTAGTTTTATGTGTTGGTTGGGAGAAGATTTAAAAGAAGAGAATTTAAAAGAGTTTAATGTTAGAGTAGAAAATGCTAGACAGATGTTACAAGAAAGACTAGATTTGCCTGAGAGAGGCGATCCAGCATTAAGAGTAGGGTATATTCCGTTCGCCAAGTTAAAAACTAGTATAAATAATAGTGAACTTGTTAATCACCTTTTAAAAGTAAAAGGAAAGAACAATAATTATATGGAGTTATTCGATAATGGCGGATAAAAGAGAAAATTTTGTAGAAATTAGTTTAGAAGAATATGAAGAACTAAAAGCACAGATACCTGGAGACGAACCAGCAGCACCACCTAGCAAACCTTGGTGGAGTGCACCTGACGACAGAGGCTGGATTTGGATTGCACCAGAGTATTTTAGTAGATGGAGATTATTCCCTCGTGCATTTATTAGCATGTATATCTATTTACTATATGAAGTAACAAACTGGTTTATGGCTTTACCTACACCAGGAGCAGAACAAGCAGGTCTTGTTAGTGTGGTGGTAGGAGCTGGAGCAGCTTGGTTTGGTTTGTATGTAAACAGTACTTCAACAGGACAGAGTAAAGACTAATGCCTGAGGTTGTTTTATCAGATTTCTATGTTGAGTTCATAGGGTTTTTACTCACCCTAATAGTCGGACTCTCAATTAGAGATTGGGCTGGTTCCTTTGTTAAAGGCGCTAAGTTCAGATTTAATCCTGCCTTCCAAGAAGGCGATAAAGTTAGACTTGATGGGCAACATGCCTTAATAGTTAAAATTGGAATGAGTGAGACAGTTTTTGGAATATATGGAGATGATGGATATACATGGAGGTATGTTCCAAATACAAGAATAGAATTCTTAAAGTTAGAAAAGATTGTTGACCCTGAGTTACATAGGGACACGCAACAGGAAAAGGCACAAAAATTAGTTGACGCTATGCAGGATGCTGGTATTAAAGCTAACGGAGAGGAGATTAGCAAATTAAAAAATGGAGAAAAGTGATGCCACCAAAATTCAAACCAAGTCATAAGGAAAATATCAGAGGTAAAGATGGAAGACTTACTGGTAGAACAGTTATGAAACATTATTATTTAAGGAATACCTCAACCGAGGAAATTATTGAAGCCATAAATAATGGTAAAAGAAAACATAGAAATAAATTTATTAATGAGCTGACAAGGCGAGGAGTGAAATTAGTATGGAAGACACCAGAAACGATAGCGGAACAATAGAACCTTCAGAAAAAACTGAAGCTCAACAAATTGTTGGATTAAAACAAAACGCAGCAAGACTAGAACAGGAATTAAAACAAAAACAAATAGGTGCTATTAGGATCTATGATGGTGCTTTAGATCCTGGATTTTGTGATGACTTGGTTGAAGTATTTGATACAAATCATGAACTACATGAAAACATCGACGAACAGCAAATCAAATGTATTCAATACGCTTACAGTAAAAATCACGAAGGTGAAGATGTACATGAACAATTGAAAGATCATATCATAAAACTATATGAACATTATCTAGATGATTTAAATCTTCCTAACATGATCGCCCACAAAGGTCTTGAATCATTAAAAATAAGAAAATACGATCCAGATGAAGAACCAATAGCAAATCCACATATTGATGTGGTTAACCATGATAGTGCTATTCGTGCCATAGGATTCCTATTTTACCTCACAGACAACGAAAAGATGACTAATTTCCCTAGACAGGGAGTTGGAGTTGAATCTATCAAAGGCAGAGTAGTTATATACCCACCTAGCTGGGAATATCCTATTATTGAGAATATGCCAGAAGAAGGCAGTAAATATAATATGCAAACATACCTACATTACGCCTAAGTTACTGATAAAACACGAAAAAAGATTTGAAAAAATGCTTGACTTATGGTCCTTAAGAGTGCATAATGTATGTATATTAAATAAAAAGGTATAAAGATTATGACAGAATGGAACGAATTATCAGAAAGAGATCAATTACTTACTTATATAAGTGATACTCATAAAGAAGCTTACGGGTTTAGACCTAGAGGCGACTACTCTGGTATGTCTGTCCAAGAGCTCAGCGATTGGCTTGATAGACTTTATGAGGAAGCTGCTGAAGAAGCAGA